TTCACTCGGGAAACCATTGGCAAAGCTCTTGACTTCATTGCTAACGAGCAAGAAGTGGAGGCCAAGACAGCAGCAAAAAAAGCACCGAGGAAGACAACGACTGTTACACAGAGCGAATAGAGAAGCAGGCCAAAGCGGTACTTGCGTCCCTAACAAAATGGGACGACATTTACCATCGTCTTTGCGCTTCTGATTTTAATGATGGGCGATGGGCTGCCCATAATTTTGGTATGCAGAAAGTTGATGATGTGAAGAAAGCATTGCAATGGTTGGAAAGCCATGATTTGCAAAAGTACAACATCAGCAGCATTTCTACGGCAAAGCTTGCTGCTCTAGTACTTGGTGCATTGGGAGGCAAAGGCGCAAAACCTAATGTCAATGATTATCTTCCGTTTGACACTCGTCGAATTAAGAAAGATCGTGGTGTATCTTCGGAAAGCTTGGCAGTCCTAAGACAATTGATGAAGACTAGAAAAATGAATGGACGAGTAATAGCTCTATTGGCAGATGAATTAAAAATGGCTTCACAGCGTGAAGAATGAAGTATTTGCTATGCTTAAAACAATAGGATTTCTGTAAAATGGCAGTCGGAGCTGGAAGTCCAGAGCTTAAGCTAAGCGTTGGTTTTGACCTTAATTACTTCAAGGGTCAGCTCACGACTCTTGGGACTGCCGCGTCTTCATATTATTTGCCAATAAATATTAAATTTGATCGTCGCGGCATTCAGGATGAAATTACAAAATTAGGGAAAAATATTGGTGGCCGTCAATACAATTTAAAAGTTGAAGTTAAGTCTCTTGAAATTGCCATTAAACAGGCAAGGGAACTTCAAAAAATTCTTAGCGAAACTAGGGGGCAAACCAATCGCGCCAGTGCATTACAGGGTGTCGTAGGGAAAAATAAATCTGGTCAAGTCATCCTCAAGGCAGATGATATTAGAAAAGTATATTCAGCCGCAATGAAGGCTGGAGTTGAAGGTCTTTCTGGAAATGTTAAAGCAAATCGATCAGTTCTAGAGAAGGAACTAAAGAGCGCTTTTGGCGGTGCATCGGACAACGCGTTAAAGGGATTAATTAATGGATTGATTAATGGGGAAGGGGGTCTTAAAAAAGCTGCAAGCAGTCTTGGAGATTCACTTATCAATGAGTTAAAGAAAACACTAGAAATTCGTTCTCCATCGAAACGTACTGAACGTATTGGCGAGCAGTCGGACGAGGGATTTTGGATTGGACTATCAAAAAATGCTGTTAAGTGGGAACGTAAAAAGGCCGCAGAAATGCGTGCCTCTATTGATCGAATATACAAAAGCATTCAAGCTAGTGGTGGGCAGGGTTTGCTTGACATTGGCGTCACTGGTGGCGCTTTGGTTAAATGGGAACGTGATCTCGCCAAAAGCACAAGACAGGCAGTCGGCGGAGCTATTGTTCAAGCCTTGCGGGACGGCTTAAAGGGAGGAATTACTGCTGGTGTTTCTGCTCCTTTCCAGGGAGCAGGCTTGGTAGCAACTGGCGGTGCATTTACTGCTGGCGCTACGGCTGGCTTGGGCAAGGGCGGAATGGCTGCCCTTAGCGCTTTGACAAGTGGCGGGCTGGATCCCGGCCTCATGGGTCGTGTTACTGAAGCCATGAGCCAGGTAAGTCATGCCGTAGTTGTTAATGGTGCCGAAGCTGCAGTGATTACTGCTGCTGGTGTTGCAGCCGTGGCTGGTGCTGGTGCATTTGCAAGTACTGCTACTGGTTCACTAATTACGCAAGCAGTTGAAAGTGTTGCCAATTCTACGATTAAGAAGGTGGCAGTTAGGGTGCTAGAAGCTGGCAAGGCTTTAGCGGAAAAGGGCAGGACGGATATTACTGGACTAAAAGATGGATCAACACTGGCATTATTTAGAGAAACAAGCGCAGCAATTTTACGTGGAGCTAGTGAGCAAGCAAGAAATGAAGCAAAAGCATTGGGCCGAGAAGCAGGTAGAGGAGTTGTTGCTGGTGGAAAGATGGCTGGCGCCGGATTGGTTACTGGAGGACAAATTACACTTCAGCAAGGACTGGCAGCTCTTGATCGTGGCATTAAATTCCTTGATAGTATTCTTATCAAAGGGGCAGTTGACTTACAAGGACTTCCCGATGGAACGACAATTGCTGCTCTAAAACAAGCATTTATCAGTTATAAAGCAGCTTTAGAGATTGGTGCAACTCATATACAAGCGGCAGGTGAAATAGATCAAGGTGCTGTTCGCAAAATGCTGCGTGGACAAGTTGATCGCGCAAATGGAGCACCTATAAGTTCTTTTATTGGCACACATGTACAAGATTTAGGAAATGCAAAATCAGGATCAGAAACAAATCGTGCAATACAAGAAGGTTTAGATGCAATTGCGGCAGCCGCTGCAGAAGCTGCTAGGCAAGCATTAAATAAACAAGCAAGAAATATTGCAAATGCTAATCGATCAGTACAAGTGCGCGATATGGGGAATGCTGTAAGAGCATTACCTCCCGGAATGAGCCCTCCAGCCCTTCCTCCGGCCGGAGGAAGTCGGTATCGTTATGGCGGTGGATTTGTGCCGCCTGGTGGAATGCCCTCTGATGGACCGGCAACGCTCAATCCAAGGACTAATCTTGAGGCCCATCAACGACTGATGGCAGTTGTCAATGCTTCAGTTCGCAGTACAAAAGAACTGACCGCTGCCAACTTGCCATTGATTGGTGGATTGAGAGAGCTTGGTGGTGAATTTGGCATGGCAGCCAAACAAGTGCTGTTATATGGCACTGCTTATAGAGCATTAGCTTTTATCACTGCTCTTCCAGGACAACTGTTGGATGCAACAAAGAAATTCCAGCAATATACCAATGCAATGGGTGTCGCTACGCAAGGCACTGGAAACTTTGCAAAGGAAATGTTCTTTGTTGACACCATTCAAAAGCAATTTGGTCTTAATTTAGAAACCACTCGGACTGGTTTCACAAGGCTCTATGCCTCTATGGCGCCAGCTAATTTTGATTCTGGATCCATTGAAAAACTCTTCACAGGCATTAGCGCAGCGACTGCAGCACTACAACTGACGCCAGATGCTGCTGAAAGGGTTACCTACGCATTTGGACAGATTGCCAGTAAAGGGCAAGTTATGTCCGAAGAGGTTAAGGGACAATTGGGTGATGTGCTGCCAGGCGCGTTGTCAATTTTTGCCAAGGCCGCAGGTGTAAGTGTACAAGAATTTAACAAGAATATGGAAGATGGAATGTACAAGGGCGAGAAATTCCGTCAACTAATGTCAAGTGTTAGCGATGAATTAATCACACGTTTTGGCACTGGTGCTCAAATTGCTGGTAAGTCATTACAGGGCCTCCTGAATACGATGGGAGGCAATTTTACAAGGGTGCTGGAGTCTTTTGCGCCATTGGCGAATAGCGCTGCTGAGGCGATCTTGCTTCCTATTTCCAATGCCATGAATCAATTTGGCAAGGCAGCTCAAGTAGCGATGGGGGAAGCTGCTCTTGTTAAAAGACAATTAGACCAAGCAAAAGAAAGCGGTGCGTCGAGTCAAAGTATTGCAGCCCTTGAAACCCGCTTGCAGGCATTAAATGAAGCGGCAGCCGATCCAGCCATTGCTCAACAGGCAAAACAAATAAAAGCATTTGTCAATCAATTATCGGAGCTCGGAAATATTGTTACCAACGTTGCAAGGACAATTGGTGGAATATTATCCCCCATCGTAACTGCCCTCGGAACTAATCTAAGCAGTGTTGCCGTATTTTTAGCAAGTGTTGCTTTGGCTCTTGGCGCAATACGAACTATTACTACTGCAGCAGTTATTGCTATGACAGCAATGAATTTGGTGATGAATGCCACCGCAGCGCAGGAAGCCAGAATTGCGGGACTCGCCACCGTCTTTAGATTTTTGGGCATTAACATTACTGGCGCAGAAATTGCCACCATTGGATTCACAAGAGCGATGCGTGCTCTAGGAGTAAGCACGATTATTGGAGGAATAGTAGTTGCATTGGGAATGATGGCAGAGTCACTTCTCAAAATGGGAGATAATGCTGCTGCATCCGCAGAAAGAACAAAAGCGGCAATGTCACAAATACTAGATGCCGCTCGAAGTGGAAATACTGCCTTACTTTCAATGCAGTCTACAACTGCCAAGATAAGCATTGAAAATACAAAGCAAGCACTTAAAGAACTTGATAAAATAAATTTTGGCAGGTTTGGAAAGACTTTATTAACGGAAGACCAAGCTAATACGTTAAAAACTTTTGGAGGGTTAAAAGATGTTAGCACTTCAATTGTGCAAAATAAGGCGGATTTAAAGAAGCAACTTCAGGATTCCATTAAGCAGGATTTAAGCACTTTAAAAACCATAGAAAAAGTTGGCACATTTGCTGAATCTCAAAAGAAAAGACTTGGCCAGAATCAACCAAATCTTCCCCCAGCCAATCCAGAGGATGACAAGAATAAGATTAAGGGCCTCGAAAGTTACGAAAGCCTCAAGGATGCATTAGCAAAGAATTTTACGCAAGCTGAAATAGATCGCCAGGATGCGCTGCATCAGGATGCAGTGGACAGAATTAATGCTGAATTTAATTTAAAAGAAGCACGCGCAAATAGCTTTCAAAAAGAGGCAATGAAGTTTGAACGTCAGATGTCTGATATTGATTTAAAACGACAAAAAGCTCTTCTGGATGCAGCAAAAGAAGTTTTCAAAGCACAGGGAAGTGTTGCTGGTGGCGCACTTCCCGGTGGCATATCGACTACTGGGGCCACTGGATTACTCCAGGGCAGTACTGGTACTGCTAGTGGCGCTCACTTTGATGTCAGAAGGCAAGATGGCACGTATATTAGTCCCGCGCAGGCCCGTGCGGTTCTCGATCAATCAGTGGCAAGGCAATTAACAACAACTAGTACATATGGTCCTCGCACTGCTCCAGTAGCAGGAGCCAGCACTTATCACCGAGGAGTTGATCTTGCGGGCCCAGCCAATACGCCATTGAATCTTGCTCCTGGTTACACCATGACAGGAGCCGGGGAGAAAGGTGGGCTTGGCTTCACAGCCTCTGTTCGCGGACCTCAAGGGGAGATGTATGATATTGGTCATTTACAACGTCCCGCGACGGGCGGAAGAGCACCAGGCAAAGTACTTGCCAGCGAAAAACGTGATGCGCTGGCAGCACAAACCACGCAATTAGCCCTTGCACAGCAATCTTTGGTTGCACAACTTGCGGAAAATCAAGCCGTTCGAGAGGCTGCCATTGCATGGGCCGAATACACCACGGCAATTGCTCCAGTCGAAGAGCAGAAATTGCAAAATAGTTTGTTGACCAAGAAAAATGAGTTAGTGAAAAATGGATTGCCAGATGATGTTATTGAAAAACAAATGAAGCAATTTGAAGCGGAGCAGAAAACCGCACTAGCCATAGGAGTTGTAAATAAAATGCTTGCCAAAAAACAAATTACTTTAAAAGATGCCGCCGACAGGACTGCTGAGTTGAATTCCAATTTGATCGCGTATAATAACTCGTTGGACGAGAATCTTAATATTCAACGGCAGCAGCAATTTAATACAAGCATAAATAGTCTCAACGATCAACTCCAACTTGCTGGAATCATCGATCCCTATGCAGAACAAAAACAAAAATACATGCAGGCTGGACAATCTCCAGAGCAAGCAGATGCACAAGTTAAACTGCAAAAACAGATTGATCTTGTCACTCGATTGAGAGATGGTTATAGAGGAGTAGCAGATGCTATCGGCAACTCTTTTGGCGAAGCTTTTAAGGGCATTGTCTCTGGATCAATGACGGCGCAACAAGCATTGTCACAAATGTTCCAGAGCATTGCCAGTTCCTTCATGGATATGGTTGCACAAATGATTGCTTCATGGATAAAGGCACAAGCTGTTAAGGGAATAACAAGCCTCATTGGAATGATCATTCCTGGATTTGGTAAGTCTCCAGATGCTGGCCTGTCAAACCTTAATGCTCCGGCAAGTATCAATAATCCATTGGGGGTCATGCCCGTCCAGGCAAATGCAAAGGGCGGAATTCTTGCTGGAGGTTTCCGTGCTTTTGCTTCTGGAGGCATTGTCACAGGCCCCACGCTTGGCCTTGTAGGCGAAGGGCGTTACAATGAGGCAGTCATTCCTCTACCAGATGGCAAGAGCGTTCCAGTGGACCTTGGAGGCGCTGGTGGTGGCGGTCAAATCACTAGTAACATTGTTGTCAACGTTAATTCCGATGGTCAAAGCCAAAGTCAACAATCAGGCAATGGTTCCGCAGAACTTGGTAAAAAGATTGAAGGAGCCGTCAAGCAAGTTATTGTTGGCGAACTCCGTCCCGGTGGCCTCCTAGCAGGTAGACGATAATGGCACAACCAACTCTTGCCCTACCTTGTGAATACGGACTAACTGTCCAACGTGGTAATCGCACGCTTAAGAATAGTTTTGGCGATGGATATGAGCAGGTAAGTCCAGATGGTATCAACACTGATGTTAGGAAGTACCAAATTGATACTGCTCCCATTGCTGACACCACAGCCATTGCGCTAGACAAACAACTCTCTGCTCTTGCTGGAGACTTCTTCTATTCGCAATTCTTCATGGACGATCAAATGTATAAATATCGTCTCGACCCAAATCAATGGCAATGGAAAATTATGGGACCAGATAATAATACTTTCTCGTTTGCGGTGAGGAGGATTTATGACACTAGAAGCTGACGTACAGCAAGGCTGGCATAGTGGCATTGTTGAAATGTTTGACATTGACTTGTCTCCCGTGACGGGCAATGTTGGTGATGTTTTCTATTTCACTAATATGCTGAAGCCGGACGAAACCAAAATTCAATGGAAAGGCAACACTTATGAGCCACTCCCATTGATTTCTTCTGGTTATGAAAAAAATACCACTGGTCAAATTGCACAGCCCACGCTAACTGTCTCTAATTTGCTTGGTACCTTCACTGAAGTGGTCAACAGTTACGATGATTTGGTGGGAGCTAAAGTAACGAGGCGCCGTACATTTGCAAAATACCTAGATGGAGAGCCAGAAGCTGATACTCTACAGGAATTCCCAATTGATATTTTCTACATCGAAAGAAAAACTGATGAAGATATACTTTCCGTTACTTGGCAATTAAGCAGTGCGATGGACCTAGAGGGATTACAAATTCCTCGTCGAGTTATCACTCAAAATCATTGCTTATGGAAATATAGAAGCAGTGAATGTGGCTACACAGAAGCGCCAGTATTCAATGTAAATGATGAACTTATTTCCACCACTGGCCTATCTGCCGAGGCCATTACAGTTATTAATGCTTGGAAGCTAAACGACCAGCGCAAAGTTGAATATAACAATGCTGCATCGGCCAGGAATAAAGCCTTGGAAACCAAACTAAAAGGATGCGATCCAAATGCAATGCTGGAAAAAAGATATAGCAGGACTGCACCATTTAACTATGTATCTAATGGAGCATCTTTGTACCGTTTTGCAAGGGCATACTGGGATGGACTGGCAGTAACACTTGGCCAAAACTATAGACAGGGAATTCTAAGGGAAACAGTAGTAACTAATACGGGACGATATACTAGTCAGGTAAATTATTATGAAATTGAAGTGTGGGGAGGAGATCCCACGAGTTGCGCTATTTACACAGCACAATTAGCAACTGCCGATGCAGCATTGGCGACTGCCACCACCAATTACAACAATTCTCAAGCTGCTCTCACGGCTGCCGTAGCAGCATTGCCAGCCAATGATCCATTGTGGAATATTGACGTGTGTGGCAAGCGCGTGAAGAGCTGCCAGCTTCACTTTCCAGGGCAATCTCTGCCCTATGGTGGCTTTCCTGGGGCCAATTTGTCACGATGAACTTTTCTTTTGCTTTTCTACATGCAGAAATGAGAGCTTATTCGGCTCAACAATTTCCAGAGGAAGCTTGTGGCTTAATTGTCAATGATAAATTTATTCCATGCAAAAATGTTCATTCTGCCCCATTGACCAACTTTGCCATTGATGCAAAAGCTTATGCCAAGGCAGAGAAGAAAGGCCCTATCCAAGCCATCTTCCATTCTCACCCAGGAGAACTCAACACCTTTAGCCAGCATGATGTGGCATCTTGTAAGGAGAGTAATTTGCCATGGGTGATGTATTGCACTGTCACTGACGAATGGTTTGAAATTGACCCGTCTGGTAATGCTCCATACATTGGAAGGCCATGGCAATATGGTATTTACGATTGTTATTCATTGTTTAGAGATTTTTATCGTCGTGAATTTGGCATTGTGCTTGATGATTTCAGTCGAGGAGAAGAAGGTGAATGGACCAGTCCAGAATGGCGTATGTTTGAAAAGAACGTAGAGAAGCAAGGCTTTGTTGACATTGAAGGGCCGATGCAACGGGGAGACATGCTGCTCATGCAAATGCAATCATCATTTATTAACCATGCTGGCTTTATTGCCGTGCCAGAGCGTAATATTTTTTATCAGCATCTAACTGACCGGCTTTCTGATGAGCATGTGTATGGTGGCTATTGGGCTAAAGTAACGAATAGAATTATGAGACATAGGGAGTTGCTGTGATGCAATTGGTAGAAGTTG